TTTACCTATTATAAACCGCAAAGGTGATGGATCAGATTTCAGTGTTGAGTGGGCAAAGCCTGACTTTTTACCGACTACCGGTAAGGGTATAGTCCTCTTTGATGAGCTGAATACCGCTGATCCTAGTGTTCAGAATGCTGCTCTGCAGTTCATTCTGGATCGTCGTTGTGGTCCGCACAAGCTAGGTGACGGCTGGTGGATTGTGGCCTGCGGCAATAGGGCGTCGCACAAGGCTCATGTCAATCCGCTCAGCGCACCATTGCGCAATCGCTTTGTGATTATGGATATGGATGTCGACTTTAATCAGTGGCGTAATTGGGCTATCGGCAATCAGATACACGAGAACGTGTTAGGCTTTATGGCTAGCACCTCCGGTCAGCATTTGTATTCGGATGCTGCCGACGAGTACGGTAATTTCCCGACTCCTCGTAGTTGGACCATGGTGTCTCGGCTAATGAAAAACAGCATTATGGATCGTAATGCTATAGAAGGTGCAGTAGGTAAAGCCGCCGCCAATTGGTTCTTGCAGTATTGCAAGGAAGTCGAGACCTTACCAAATATTGATAAGCTGTTGGAAGGAGAAATTAGCTACCAAGATGGCCCAAACAAGCTCTCCCTGACCTATGCAATCGTGTCGAATATCCTATTCCGCACTATTAAATCTCCCTCCATAGTCGGTAAGGCTGCAAAGATAATGGCGAATATTCGTCCTGAGATCTCTGCACTGTACTTTGGCGGCGTTATGGGGCATAAAAATGATAAATATATGCTCGCTATTATGAAGTCTCCGGAAGCGAAGGAGTGGATTACTAAGCACCGAGGACTCCTGTTACCGTTTGAGGTAAAGTAATGCAAAATGATAAAAATGAATCCGAAGTAAATCCCGATATTGTCGAGACGGTCAAGTCCAAGTTGAACAAGGTGATGTTTAGGATGTATCAGGAATTTCCATTCTGGGCATTCTTGGTGGAGAAGTGTAAGCTGTTCATCACTCCTGCCAATGGGTCGGTTCAGACTGCCGCCGTCAACGCTAAGGGTAACATTTACTTCAACGAAAAGTTTGCTCTTGAATGTAGCGACTCCATGATGCACTTTACGCTATCGCATGAAATCATGCACTTGCTCTTGGGGCATTTCCACAGAGTGGGTTCCAGAGACCCCACTTTATGGAACATATCTGGTGATATTCTTATTAACTATATGCTCAAGGAACATTTTGAACAAAAGGGAATCTTCCTAAACATGAGTAATTTTTGTACTGCGGAAGTTTTCGGAATAGATATTCCTAATGATTTGATAACGGAGGAAATCTACGACGTACTAGGTCAGAACGAGAAAAAAAATTTAGAGATTAGTAAAAAAAATAATGAAAAAGGAGAGTCAGACATGCTTACTGGTGCTGGCGCAGAACCTAAGAATTCAGTATGCATTAGAGAGAATTCTGAGGAAACACCGCTAGAGGAAAAGGCATGGTCTGAGGCAGGTCTTGAGTCTGCTACGAGAGCTAGGATGGCGGGCAATTGCCCGGCTTTCATGGAGCGTATCGTTGACTCATTGAACAATCCTAAGTTAGATTGGCATCAGATCTTGGCGTACAATTTGCGTCAACGTTTCTGTCAAAACACCAAAAATCGGCATACTTTTACTCCTCCAAATCGCAGGTATCTGTACCAGGATATTGTGATAACTAGCCGTATAGGGACTAAAAAGCCGAGCCTTGCGTTTTCTATAGACACGTCGGGATCAATGTCTGAGAATGATATAAAGGCAGGAATATCGGAAATGGATGCCATTAGAAAGCTCTACAAAGTTCCTCTGTATCTTATAGAATGCGATCATACCGTTCATAAAGCGAGGTGGATATTTCCATATGATCAGATTCCCCAGGTGATTGGAGGCGGAGGTACATCGTTTGTTCCCATAATGGATCACATTAAGGACAATAAAATTGATATCGATGTACTAGTGCTTTTTACCGACGGTTACGGTGAATTCGGAAATGCTCCTGATTTCGACGTCATCTCGGTTATAACTAGTGATGTAAAAGCCCCTTATGGAAAGACAATCAAGGTTTAAAAATGACAATTACATACGGACTTGAGCTTAAAGACTCGTTCATAACAAAATCAAAAGCAGAAAGAATGCTCAAGGAAAAAGGGCAAACTTTTCCTTCCAATCTAGGCACCAACGCGTACTACTGTGTGGGACTAGGAATATTTATTCCTCTTATATCTGACGGCCAAATACTTGCCTACCTTAATGGCGCTATTTCATCTTTTGTAGGTTGGATAGATGTAGGGGGTGCAATTATTGATTCAGAGGCGATAAAACTTTTTTCGGATAAAAAGCGCTTTAAATTTCTTCCGCAAACTATTAAAGCCCTGAAGTCCGTGCCTACTGGATCAAGAATTAGTACTAACGTAAACTCCTCTGCTTATAGCCGAACACGGACAAATGGAATGAAACTTAGATCGTCTGAGGTGCTAAAGGCGTTGCTACTGGGGTATATAAATGTTCCTGCAGACAACGACCTTATCTCTATGTTGACGAATAACATTTCCGAGCTTGCGAGCAGGGTAGACAAAAAGCTGAGCCTTACTGCCAAAACTGTCTTGGTGGACAAATACTTGAACGATAAATTATATATTAGTCCTACAGACAAGGTTCGTACATCAACGGGTTCATCGCTAGCGCACCACAGTTGCGGCTCTAATGTATCGGAGTGGCAATTGAAACATTTAAGCATTGCTATCGGGCATTTGTTGATTCGGTCCTCTAAGACTTTTGACAATAAGCATGAGGTAAAATGGCGCAAGCCTCCTAAGTCCTCATTGTGGCCATGGACTCTTGATCATCATTGGTTTGAAATACAAGAGTCTCCAATCACCGCGGCTAACCATTCCTACAAAGCGCTACTTAGTGGAGATTCTAAAAGATCTAAAATGGATTCTGTAGACGCTAAGTACCCTATCTTTCACAGACAAAATTCCATGGATTATGGTAGACGAGTGTTGGAGGGCTTTTTTAATAGTGCCTTAAAGGATAAGTCTTCCAGAGCCTGGGGAATTTTGACTCATACGTTGATAAGCAACATGGATTGGGTTGTTGCAAATCCATACTATGCGATTCCCAAACTTTGTTTGACTCTGGGGGTTGTGCCTAAATTTAATGAGTCTGGCGTATTTGAGAGATTTGTTAAAATTCAAGGGAATACAATGCAGCCTACAAAGAAGGTATATATAGAGTCTGACGCTATTGATGTGGACCACACTCACAAGCTGGAGCCCATGTTGAACTTGACCATGGCCTTATGCTATACCTTAGGATTAGTCAGCTTAAGCACTCTTGAAAAATCCATTGGCTTGGTAAACGCGGGCGAAGGATTGGGTAACTCTAAAGAGTACGTCCATGTCAATATGGGGGATTATCTGGTTTGTTGCATTCCAAAATCATATTCATATGATGTTGGTAAAATTAACATCAATCGGATCGAAACTAAGCTTTCCCAAATGGGCGACAAAGAAGACGATCAATACAACGAGGAATATGGACATTACCGCTCGTGAAAAATAGAAATAAACCATCACCTACTACTCCTCTAGGCATAAAATTTTCCAAAAATCCTAGCAGAGCTGAATTAGTTAAGGTAACCGATAACACCAAGGGTTGGACCAAGATAGACAACATTCCGGTTCCTCCTGTTGCGGAAAAGCGGAACTTTGACAAACCTCTCGGTCAAAATCCGTTTTTGATGAATGGCGGTACCATAAATACTTATGCTAATAAGCCTGAAGTTGTGGTTGTTTCTGAAACAAATCCTTCATTTTCCAAGGGCCCCGGGGAGACGTTAGTCTCCCCGGGCTCTTCTTTTACTTATTCTGAGTCTTTTTCAAGTAAAATAGAAACAAAACCCATAAAAACTCAAACCATGGAGATAATGTGGCACGGATCTAAAATGGCTGTAGAATGTATGAATGTTGTACATCAGCTTCCAAATTTAGAAAGAGGAATAGAAGGATGGCTAATGTTGGAATTGATTATATCCGAAAAAACAAAAACTCCGGCATGGATTCCTCCCGTAGCACGACTCGAAGAACATGGTAAAATATACGTGCCAGAATTCGATTGCAAAATTCAAAACAAGCTCTTTAAATGCCAAGTACTAAACATAGACATAACGGATTTGTTGAATGAAAAACGAGTATTTGTGTTTAGAGTCCTAGATTTTACAGAATATATGGACGATTTTTAAGTAACTAAAACTTGAAGTGTTTTGATAAAAAATCATAAAACCTTTCTGGAAATACCACGCATGCAAGATAATTTTATAAAAAAAGGTGTTATAGATGAGGAACAAGCCGGAGCAATTGTAAAGACCGCTTCGGATGAGCTAGTAGCCTCTCAGGAAACTAAGGGATGCTGCGGCAAGAATCCTATCTGCCGCTGTCGACAAACAAAATCGACAAACAATTCAAAGTCTACAGGAGGATCAGATGCGACCAAGTGTACATAATGTTCAAGAAGCAATTCCGGTATTTATCGCCGCACTGTTGTCGGATAATGTCTTCTTAGTCAACAATTTGTTGGACAAATTTCCTAAGCTTATCCAGCTTAAGGATAAAAGAAACAGAAACGTACTCATGATGGCGGTCTACGGAAAACCCGCGATACCTAAGGATAACCAGGTTAACGTACAGCTATCGGCTCTAGCTTTAGAACCCTCCAAAAATCACAACGTAATAAGCTACCTAATATCGTTCTACGTCATAGCTAGCCCTAAATTAGACATTTACCAAGAGGACGAGGATGGATTTACGGCCTATGATTGGGCGGTTCTTGGAGGAAATGAGTTCGCGGTTAGTCTAATCTCCAAGCTAACAGCTAATGACGGCTACGGAAACTAATAATGCCAGATTTTTCAACACCAAACTTTAATCAGCGCAGAGCACTTTCCCATTCAGATCATGCTCCAAGTCCATTTTTGGACTATGCCTCGCTACATCTTCCTACGAATATACATGAGGCTTTTGAAATTGCTGAGGCGATGTATTACAGTAATAGAACCTTTGCCCAGGCGATTGAATATGTCGTGTCTTACTTCACAGGAACCGACATAAACATCATCACGAAGGACGAGGATAAGGCTTCTGATTACAAAAAGTTCTTGACTGAAAAATTAAATATCAAGTCAAATCTATTCTTGATTGGTCGGGACGTTAAGGTATATGGAAATGCCTGTATATCAGTATTGGCTCCATTCAAAAGATTCCTTACCTGCCCGGAATGCGGATCATCCAAGCCAATTACATCGCTGGATTACAAGTTCTCTCTTAATAATGGCTTTGTTTACAAATGCTCCACATGCGACAAGAGTTGCCAGGTACTAAATCCAGACGACAGACCTACTCTCGAGGAAAATCAGATTCGCATAAAGCGATGGCCTATAAAGCAAATCAGAATTGTGTCTCAGCCATATGGCGGAACTCCTGAATATTACTTCGAGGTTCCGATTTCCGACTTGTCCATGATTCAATCCGGCAACAAGAAGTACCTAGAGGAAGCGCCGTGGGGAATTGTTCAGGCAGCTAGAACTGGAACCTTGTTCAAATTCGCAGAAAACATGCTGTACCATTTGTCTATAGGCAATCTAAGCGATATAAAAATGGGAGAATGGGGTCTACCTCCGGTAATAGCTGGATTCCGAGACGCTTACCTTGCCCAGATTTTAAAAAGAAACAACGAAACCGTAGCTCTGGACCACATGTTGCCGATTCGCTTGGTTACTCCGGCCTCGACGGGAGCCACCGGTGATGCCATGAAGAACGTTAACATAGGTTCATTCGGAGCTCAGGTAATGCGATCTATAGAGAGGGCTCGCAAGGATCCGACTGGCTGGCAGTGGATGTCTGTTCCTGTGAATTACCAACTATTAGGAGGAGAAGGCAAAGCTTTTGTGCAGCCCCAGCTGCTTGAGGCTGCGCAAGCCGATTTCCTTAATGGCCTTGGGGTTCCTGTAGAACTGTATAGGAAGACGCTTAGCGTCCAGACTGCCCCATTTGCGGCAAGGCTGTTTGAGGCCGGTGAAACCGTATTCTTGAACAGTCTACAAGGATCCATTTCCTGGATTTTAGATCGTGTAAGCGCCATTCTAAATTGGCTGCCATGCGAAGCTGTCCTTACACGGCCAACGCATGCCGACGATATCGAGCGTCGAATGATGATGCTGCAGATGATGATGCAGGGAATTGCTGCAGAGCAAGATGTGCTCACCCTATTTGGACTGGATTGGAAGGATACTTTCAAGAAACGACAAGCCGAACAGGAATTCAAGATGCGCGAAGAGAAATCTTATATGGAGCGCATGCGAAAGGCGGAAGAAAACGAGCAAGTCATGGCCGCTCCCCCAGGAGCCTTTATATCCGCACCGGGACAAGCTGCGGGAATGCCCGGAGGAATGCCTGGGGCCCCAAATATAGGTGGAATGGGGGCTCCTCCAGGAGCAGCTCCGTCAATGCCTATGAATGGCGTTGCGGGTCCTACGGCTGCAGGTCCTGGAAGGGATCTGGAATCGTTCTTTGCCGACGCTCAGGCCAGAGTAAACGAGATCATGGCTACAGCCCCATTGGGATCCCCCCAGAGACGTCAAATTCTGGATCAAATAAAGTCCCAAGACCCAAATATGCATGCAGTGGTTAAA